TTGGGTCATCCCCCTCATAGTGGCAAGGGTCGCCGTCGGGACACGGGCAGTATGGGTCATCACCGTAAGGACAGGTCATCACAGTACCCGGAACTCCACTCGCCGGTTGCTGGTCCTGCTCCTTCGTGGTTGGTCTCGGTCGTTGTATCCCTCCGGTGCGTCGGCCGAAGCGAGGTCTATGATCCGCTTCTCCACCCAGCCTGCCTTGACCTGACGGCGGAGACTGGTGTATACGGTCTTCTCGGGTTGGTGACATTCCATCGCCAATTGCGCTGCGGTCAACCAGCCGCCGTCGAGGGAGAGGCGCTCGTAGGCTTGGGTGCGAGGGAGGTAATGGGTCATCGGTGGTGGTGGTCCCATAGGATTGTACGTACTAACTCCACCAGAACCGGAGCTAGCCAGAAAGCGAATAGGACGATACCTGTGACTACCACTGCCACCACTGCCAGTATGCCTACCGCCAGAGCGGCGGCCTTAAACCCGTCTAAGATCCTCTGTCTTCGACTGTGACGGCGCACCCGCTCGATCAGTGCTCTGTTGGCCGCCTCAGTAGGGCTCATGTGTCCCTTCAACGCTCTCAGGTATCAAGAAACGATGCGTCACCAGCTCACAAGTAACCGGTGAATCGGTCAGACTGGCAAGCCACGCTGTAGGATCATCGTCTAATCCACCGTCCTTTGGTAGAGGCACCCCCGGACAGACCGACTGGTAGACCTTCTCACCCCACGCCCATCGTCCCTCAAGAAATGGTTGCACCGATACCTCCATAATTCGGCCATGATCGGCACAGGCGGTCACCTTCAAAGACTCAGTCACCGCGCACCACACTCCTTGGCCGCTACCCGCCATGGTGCCTTGCCGATGCAAATCCAAGTGGCGCCGGTGCGGTAATGGGTGCGATCGCGGCGACAGGTGCGGCAAAGGCGAATGGTGTAGGCGAGGATGGTCATTTAGGTGCCCCGCTTGGCCGCGTCACAGTATGAACAGTTTTCATGGTCAAGGAACTCAGATGTGGAAGGAGGAATGGGGTCCTTGTAGGATTCGGTTCGGGTGTTCTCCTCGTTCCAAACCCATTCGGCATCATCTGGAATGGGCCACATGAGAAGATGCGGATTGTATGGCAGATCCTCCAACGCTTTCGATATGACCTGATCCCGATCCCCCATCCTTAAAGCAATCTTGGGATCAGTCTGCCCCTTATAAGCGAATGCCGCTACAAACCACACTTGGTCCGAATCAATAGACTCATCAGAAGCGTCAAACGAGCCGTGGAAGCGCACCGACCCAACGTCGTCTTCCTTTGATGGACCCAACGGGCCTGTCCATCGCAGATGGCCGCTCATATGGGCTTCACGGGTAGCTTGGGTCAACGCAGGGGCTAGCTGTTCCAAGGCGGTGGCGATACGGTCCAGGGCTGCGAGAAGAGGTTTGAGGATGGTCAATGCTTGCTCCTTCGCCAAGATAAGGCCGTGCGGACTTGTTGGCCGGGGATAAGCCTGTCCCCGAGCCGAAACCGCCTGTATGCGATCTTCAGGAGAAGCCATCGTAGCTTTAGGGGGAATCGGCTCACTTGGTGTCTCCTGGAGGGTCGATCAGCAACTTGGGCACGATGTCACATCGAAGATGACCCATACCTATCGCGTCTGACAAGAGGCATTCTGTCTCATCGACCGCCCTAGCCTCATGAAAAGCGCACCACAAGATTCTGTTGTCAAGAGAGGCGACACGCTCCAAGATGTCAATTACATTCCAGGCTTGCGGTTCGTCCCAAACTTCCTTTGATCCCATCCAATCGAGGGCGTTGGTGATGAGGCTCATTCGGTGTCCTTCCATTGTGCTGCCAATACCAACCCGATCCATACCACCCCTAGAGCCCACGAGCCATATATCCAGATCCTCAGTAGGGACGGAGGGTCAAAGGCCAGCCAGAGGAGGAAACCGGCTACCAGGGCCGTTACCAGGCGCACTATGTGAGGCATCATGGCTCCTTGACGAGGGTGTAGACCGTCTGCGGTGACCGATGACGATGGTAGGAAATCCGGCACCGTTCCGACGAGATCCAGTACCCCTTGTTACGCAGTTCGTGAATCCGAGCGGCATAGCGGGGGATGTGGTAATTGAGAAAGGTGGTACCACAGACCGGCCCGTCTGACAGTTCGTAGAGGATGCGTTCTTGTTGGGTCATTCCTGTTCTGACGCTCCCCATGCCACAAAATGTGACCATGGCCATTTAGGCGTAGCTGGTGATACTGTCCGATCCTCATCCATCCAACCGTCCTTTAGTGGATGACAGGCATATCCTTTCGCCACGGCAATACAATCGGCTATGAAATGGATGATCTGTCCTGGTGTCGTATCTGTTGCAATGTCAAGCTCTAAACGGTGGTCCAGCGTAAGAGTCACTCCCGCTGATGTATTGCGGGCTTCTAAATGGGGCACGGTCCATTCATTGACCACAACAGGGAACCGTTGGAATGGCCCGATCGACTGAACACGGAGCAAATCATCACGAAACTCTTGTTGCTCACTACTCATTCTGCCACCTCCATCAGTCGGATGGCACGAGGTCCGACCCGTTCTATTAGACCGGCGTCCTCCAACACACCGAGTCGGCTGTTCATGGTCGCTGTAGACGACACGCCAAGCGTTTGGGCCATCTCTCGGACTGTTGGCGCGAACCCCCACAATCGAATGGCAGCGGTGAGCACTTCCAGCGTCTCGGTGTGAGGCTGGAAGTCATCAAGACGGAATACGACACACCGGCACCTACCCCGCGCACGAAGCCCCTCACAGAGTCCGTCCTCGTGAGCGCGGTAAAGATGACGACAGGTACAGCGGGCAACCGGTGAGATCGTGTCAGTTCTCATTGTCATCCTCTGGGTCGATCAACTCATGCCATTCGTCGTGTCGTTGCTGGTCGGCAAGTAACGAACCACAGACTTCGCATACCGGAAACACAAACGACAATCCTTGAGTCCACAGTCGACTAGGGCGACTGACATGCACCCGTTCGGCTAGCCCCTCGTAGGGGTAATCCTGTTGGTTGGGTTCAATCGGTGCCATCATCGGTCTCCTCATGGTGGTGTCCTCCTCCGGTCCAGTTTCGGTAAACCTGATGACCTGCGGGGCAGAGTTCGGCGGGTTTGCAGCCTCGATCGGTGCATTCGGCGGTTCGGTAGGCGCAACCCTCATGGTTAGTCATGCTGATGATCCTCTGGGATGCTTCCGGCAATAGACATATGAACCAATCTGATCCCATTCGCAGTTGTGGTGACAGTTAATGGTATGAGCCTCCAAAACAGCCCCTAAGGACTCCCCAGGAGTTGGGGCATGTGCGTGGTTCTCGCTCACCTCGTCAAGCCAAAGGCGAAGCGACTCTCGGTCGGGAATATCCAGATAATTGAGAAGTCGATCAAGCAGGCGTGCGGCCATCAGATTGTTAACGGCGTCGCCGATCTCACCCAGCTTCATCATTGGCCTCCTCCTCCACGCTCGCTTCCAACGCCACCAACCCAGCCAGGTCAGGCACCAACTCACGAGGAGTGGACCCATCCACAGCCATCGCGGTGCGAAACTCGACCGACATCGGCAGTTGACGGCATAGCTTGGCAGTAACCGTCTTGCGGGCCATCTCTGGCTCCTGATCGTTCCATGCCTTCGATTTGGACCAGTCAGGTACATAACGGTTGCGATGGGCCAAAACCTCGGCCTTGGACATCACCTCGAACGGCTCGGCGCCGGTTACGAGCTTGGCGGTGCAATAGACATCGGTCCAGTCCCGATCCGGCACTCCGGTCGGCTTGTGCGTCCAATTGGCACCACCACGACCGAACCCGAAGTCGAACTCATCACCGTCGTGGACGATGCGCGCCTCGATCAACGAGACCCGATCGGATCGATAAGCGAGTTGTCGCAGACCTTGATAACCAAGTTGAAACGAGGCCTCCTGCCGGCCTTTGTTGCGGCGTGGAATGATCCATGACAGTCCGAGCGGTGGACCGGGTTCGAGACCCATTTGTGCCGACATCAGCACCGAGGCGATGAACGACAACGGGTCCACATTGAGGAGTGCGGGAGTGGCCCGGACGAGGTTGATGCAAACGCTCTTGAATCGTCCCGGCGTGTACCCCTCGGGGAGAGCGGCAGCCAGATCGTCGCTGTACTGCTTCAACAGGGCAACGATAGGCGGATCGTCTTTGCGACGCTCAATGGTGGCCTGGTCAGTCATTATCAACCTCCTGGAACCAATCGCATCCGCAGATGGCACACGAGTCGTCGTCGTTATGGTCCTGCCACCAATGTGAGCAGGTGCAAATACGTTGTCTATCTTCAGTCATCTAATCCTTCCCCTTTCACGAGAAATCGTCGGCCTTTGCCGTTGTTCCGCCAGGTGGCGATCACCTGCTGGTCTACTACCGCGGTGTCAGCATCACCAAGCGTCGCCTTGATAGCCGCCTCAGCAGCGTCTCTACGCCCAGAAGCCACCTTGTCGGCACTCCTGGCCTCATAAAGCTCTACGGCAGCGTCAGGGCTGATCTCCACGGCCTGTTCGACGTGTGACGGCCACAGCGACGCCAGGAGTGGGTTGTCTGCACCGTCGGTAGGGGGAGGTTCGTTATCCTCCACAAATATCCAGAACTCATCAGCAGCGAGCATCTGAGCCGTCTGGTAGTCCATGTCGGCCTTGATCTCGAAGGTTTCCAGGTGACGGCCGGCGAACAGCACGATCAGGTAGCCAAGAGCGAAAGAGGTGACGGCTAGTTGCCATTGCACCTGTGCGTAGTAATACTCGGGAACGGAGTCCCAGGACCATTCGCTACGGTTCTTCGCCTCGGCCACGGTCGGCAATCCGTATGGTGTAGTGGTGAAGCCGTCCGGCGTCGCCATCATGATCGGAGTCTCTACAGATCGGATTAGACGACCTCGGTTGGTTACGAAACGATTTTCTTTGGCCCATTCATCAAGGATGACGTTCTCAAGGACACGGCCCCACTTCATCGATTCGCTGCCCTCATCATCGGGAACATCGGACACCTTGGAAGCCCACACCTGGAACGGGGTAGACCAAGGGGAGATACCCATGATGGCGGCAATGTCGGAGGCTCCGATGCCTGCTCGGCGGGCCTTGAGCCATTCGGCCCGGTTGGCGGTTTCGATAGTCTCAAAGCTCATCATTCCTCCTCCAGTATCAAAGACGGGTCATCTATATAGAACCGTGGAGGCGTCGGGAGAACACGTTGCATGATCTTCATAAAGGCCGTCGTCCAATTCTGTCCGAGTATTGATGCCTGCTCATCGGTCAGATATAGACTCATTTTCAATTGATACCATTGGCGATCCTCCGCCATTACAGCACCTGGAAGGTCTTGATCTCGACCAGATCAGGCTTGATGACCTTGACCTTGTCGTACTGCGAGCCTTCGGTGAGCCGGAAGGCATCCTCGGGACCAGTGATCTCAGAGTAGAAGGCCGTCCGAATGTCGCCAGCTTGGAAGATGCGAGCGGGATAACGGATAGGGAGTCTGTCCCCAGGGACTTCGATGGTGATTGTGTTCATGCTCTTACCCCCATTGCCTCTGTCCATTCTCTGATCTCGCGGTCGATGCGAGCCAGATCGCTGGCGAGGGCGTCCATGTCGATGTGACGGTGATTGAGCTGATTGTCGGTGACGCTCCGAATGGCGGCGACTCCGAGGGCGATGGATTCGATAGCGGCCTTGTTGGGATTCTTGACCGCACTATTCAGGGAACCGAATCGATTGAGTGACGTTGTGCTCATTGCTTACCTCCTACCTTCAATCTACACGCTCAGGTGTTCGGTGTCAAGGGGAAGGCGCATTATTTCTCCGCAACGATCACAACGATCACAACGAGCGAAGACGACGTTGGTGAGATGGCCCTGAGGTCGGAGGAACCAAGACGGATCGGGTATCTCGATCAGGTTGCCGCCACAGTTGTAGTGAGTGAACATCAGACCGAGGCCAACTGCCGTATGAACTCTGCCGCCACTCGAACCGAGAGCTCAAACGAGAACTCCTCATTCCATGCGAAGCGTTCCCGACGTCCATCGGCGATCCTGCCCACAGCCGCCAAGATCTGAGCCGAGACATAGGGCGACCCCTCGTCCTTGACGTTGCCGAAATCCATCGTCCCGTTGTCATCGACCCCGAACGGCACCCGGCAATGGTGGATCTCGGTCTCCGATTTGACCACCATCAGTTCGATGATTGCTAGCTCACGATGCTTCCACCCCGAGAGATCAAGGACCAGGATCGAGGTGCCGATTTCAGGAACCAGGACGAAAGGAATCAGAGCAGCGAAGGCTCCGTTGGCCTGACCATCATCAGGCGTCACCAGACCAATCTCGCCACATTCCTCATTCCAAATGTTGAAATGGTCGGCCCACACGGTTGGTCTTCGATCGATGTTGGCCCGGTCACAGGCTGCGGAGTAGCTCGCCAGGGTCTCAGCGATCATGCCTGCCCCTCGATCGACACATCATGGTGGTGATGGTCCGGTGCGTCGGCGTCAGGTGGTTCGGTCAGTTCCCATTGATTCCGACCGTCCTCATCAATACCGGCGAAGTAGCCATGAACCTCGACGGTGGCCTGGCAGTCATAGCAGAACGCTTGCAATGTTTCGGCCATGTGCTTACCTCCACTGTGACCATACAGACCGAACATCTGAGTGTCAATAACCTTCACCCCCGGAGTATCAGTCCGAGGGTGAGGGCCGGTAAGCATGCACGGTTTTCACCGCCACACTCTGTCAGCGTACCAGAGTCAGTCGATGGCGCTAGGCGAGCCAGTCGCACCCACACGAATAGTCGTCAGTGAGGTCAGCACCGAAAGCAAGCCACCGGCGCCGGCCGCTCCCAGTAACAGCATGAAGTCCATCGCGAACAGGTCGAGGACTTCCGATGCACCAAGAGCAAGGATCACCGCTTGGGCTCCGCTCTTAATCGCCCGTTCGCTGGTCTCTCGCCAGAATCTCCAAGTGAACATTATTCTCTCCTTTGATTGTGTGCTCGGATTCGTTCCGAACAGGACTCTGTAAAGTTTCGGTCCCCGGACCACGGGTCATCACCTATCACCGAGGCCGACGAAATCTCGGAGAGCGTCGATCCGTTCCTTTAATACCGTGCTCTGGACGATGGCTTCAGAACGGATCAGATTTCCTTGCGCTCGAAGTTCACCCTCTAGAGCATCCAGTTGATTTTGGAAAGATTCTCCTTGACTCTGGTCACGTTCTGCGCTGAGAGCGTCGGCTGCCTCAATGAGTACTTTGAGAGTGGCATCTTCAGTCTGCAACTGCTTGTCCAGGGTTTCCAACTGGCGTTCGATGACCATGATTTCCCGATCCAGGCGGTCACCTAGAGCATCAATCGAACCCTGAATCGGAAGGATGATCGCTCCAATGCCACTGATGAGAGCCACCAGCCCGATGATGCTGCCGATGATACGGGTACCGTTGGATGTCTCAGCCATCAGGGAAGTTCCACCTCACCAGTAATGACCAGCTTACCTGATGGTCCTCTCGGTCCCTTGGGGCCAGTCGCACCTTTGGCTCCGGCATCACCCTTCGCTCCAGTCGTACCCTTGGGCCCAGGGTCGCCTTTGTCGCCCTTGGGTCCCTGGGCACCGCTGGCGGCTATGAACTTGACGTTGAGAGAGAGGGCTTCGCCAGGTCCGATGACGGGATCACCGGGACTGAACTTGGCTAAGACCCTGGCGGTCTCGTCACCGAACTTGCCGTACCCGTCGGTGCCAGCAGGGTTGAAGGTCGGGTCAAGGGTTTTGAGGATACGCTGCCAGTACTCAACCCAAGGACCTTTGTCGCCTTTCTTTATGAACATGTCATCTTCTCCTAGTGTTATCGAGGTTTGAGTTCCTATGTCCCAAGGGGTGTCATCGGTCTGGTTGATCCGGTAAACGGAAACGTGGACATGAGACGAATGCGGATTCGGGCCCGAGTAGGAACGCCACGTATAGGGAAGCCCGTTGGGGTGGTTGTACGACGAGTACATGCGCTCCTCGTGGATCACGTATTTGATCCTCGGGTCACGGGACAGCCTGACGGCTTCTGCCACAGTAAAAGCGTCATCTTCGATCACTTCACCAATATCCCCGGCACGCACGTCGCCATTCGCATCGGGGGTGTGATCCGATTTGGGACTGTTGAGATAGTGGCCTTGACCGGCGGCGGTCCCGTCCGCCGGATGACTAACCGGATAGGCAGTGTCCACTTGAATGAGCAGTTGGGTAAGTGAAGGGACGGTCTGCCACGCCCGTCGAACATCGTCCGTGTAGGTGACTGTACCAGTGAGTCGCCATCTCATTTCAATAGTTCTGCTTGTGTCATGGTGCAGGTGACTTCGATACTGGCGTTGGCTGTTCCCAGTTGACCAGTGAGTACAAAGGTGAGGGCGTCGGACGTCATTTCTGTGGCTGTGCCATAGCCGGTAACTATTTCACCATCAGTGCTGTGGTTAGCGAATGTTTCCGCGTCGGCGTCTGATATTTGGAGGGTGCCTCTGATTCGTTGGGTATCTGCTGCTGTTGCCAGGAGTTCGACTTCCATATCCCATTTGCGTCGGTTGGCGCTCTGAGCCAACGACAACGCTGCTGTGGTGAGAATGGTGGTGGTTCCCAATTTCACTTTGAAGGTAAGGGTCGCCGCCGCTCCGGTGTTGTTGAGGAATTCGCCGGCCATTTTGACCCTTATCGACTGTTCTGCGAACTCCAGGCCGTAGGCGGGAACGTCGAAGTTGACCAGGTCAGTTTCGGTGATCGAATTATTGATCGTGACCGTGGCGATCTTCGACACGAGTTTTATTACGTTGCTCATAAGACGCTCAGGGTGAAGTCGTCACCGTCGATGTAAGTGGCGGCAATATCGCCTATGTCGTATGTCCATGATGCGGTGCAATAGACAGTATCAGCCGGGGCGACCATTTGAATAGTGTGGAGGACATAGGAGGTGGTCATTACTAGACCGTTGCCTGTCACCTGGCCGTTGAACCCGCCGTCTTTGTCTTTGAGAGTGAGCGTGAGATCTACAGTCGGTGGGGTCCCGCCGATGTCGCTGGCTGTGAAGTAACCGCCCCAAGTGACAAGATCACTGGGGTCGACTCGCGCGGTGTACTGCCGTGAGATCCACGCGGCGAAACCCAAGTCGCACATTTCGTCTTGCAGCCAGTGAGCAGACAAACCGGGGGAAACAGATGCTTTGGTGCCATCATCGTCCTGCCACCGGAGATGGTAGGTGTCTGACCTGGAGTTGGAACTGGAAACGATACATTCGATGCTTGAGATGGGTGGACCCTGTAACCACAGGTTCGACCCAGGTGCTCCTGAACTATCAGATGGCCATATCGGTCCGGCGGTGACGTAAGTTGGGATTTCGTCGCCGTTGGGTCCGCCAGTATGAACCGATATTTGGCTTTCTAATCCGGGGTCGCTGATGGTCTCCCCAGTGAACCGCGGTTTGCTACACGGCGCTCCTCTCCGTGGCGGTGTCGAAGCGAAGGACGGAGTCCCGACCCGGAGACGAGTGAACGTCATGCTACTGTCTCCCAATTCACATAGCGGGTCAGGTCTATCCAGTCATCTGACGTGGACGTAGTATCGGGCCGGTAGTAGATGCCCATGCCGTCGGCGACCGGCCATGACGCTTCCAGGAGCCTGGTCTTTTTCGGCCATATTGTCTGACCCCGAAACCAGACTTCGTTGCTGGTATCGACAAACCCTGACGGTGGGTCATAAATCCAGAACATGTCACCCACCTCAAGGTTGCCGCCGGTTATTTCGTACTGATCGGTATCGACCTCCTGCTCGTCATTGACTGCACGAAGGGCGAGTTCGTTGGTCATATAGTTGGTGACGGACACAGTCGCAGTGCTCGGTTTTGACACAACAGCGGAACGAAGGAGAGCATTACCGTGGATGTCCTGATACGAATGTGCAATGGTGGTCGAATCAACCAAGGTGAACGTACCATCAGGCTGTTCGTCAAGGATCAGGAGCTTGGTGGCGAATTCGTAGGCGTCGCGGCGAGTGACTAACCGTCGGGAAGGTACCCCATCATATGTGGGATCTGAACCCCAGTCTTGACGGACGACTACTACGGTCGGTGATGTGTAGACATACACTTCGTCTCTGGTCGTTTTGGAAGCGTCGATGGTCCCGTTGGGGTTGACCCGAAAGTGGGCGTCGAGGTCAGTCATCACCGTTCGAATCACGGAAATCGGGGTTTCCCATTGGAACAGCCCGGTATAACTATTGAGGCCGGTGGTAGTAATGGTCCCTTGAATGATCGCGTCGGGTAAGACACCGGTCGTGGTTTGGAGCACAGCGGACAAGGCTGCTGAACTGAACGACTTTTCTGTTTCGATGATCGGCCCTTTACCGTCGGTGTCGCCTAGATACCAACCCATTCCCTGCCCACGGATGAACAGTCCACCGTCCATCCACTCTGTCTCTAGGACCACACCGGCATACCGGGCGGCTGACAGAAGATTGGCGTCAGCCACCAACGCTGGCGGATTGACATGCTGTGGGGTGATAACCAGATTGCCGAATTCGGCGATCTGTTCTAACAAGTCGTAAGGAGCCGATGTTCTGAGGGGAACGTGAAATGAGCCGGGATTCATGTAATGCTCAGTAATCATCTGCGCACGGCTCGAACTACTTCTGCGAACGCTCCCAAATACTGGAGACACTGGTCGGCTGCTTGATCGTTAGATGATGCTCCCGACCCGCCGATTTCGCTGCCTAAGAAGAAGTCGAAAGTCTTGGTGGAGGCGAAGTCCAGCCCTCCGTTTGTGGTGTCTTTCGTCGTGGATTTTGATGAGCCCATGACGTATCGGTTACCATCACCGTCGTTGCTGGTGGCTCGCAACGCCACCGCTGAGGAAGCTCCAGTGGGAGTGATGGCTGTGGACGATTCACTAGAATCTCGATCTAATGACCATGTGGTAGCTGGCCCACTCCAAGTGAAATAGGCGGAGACGGACAGCGAACCGCGACGGAGAGTCAGGTCGAGGACATGACGGTGGACAGTGGCCGGGGATTCGTCGGCATCACGCACCAGCCGAATGGTGACCACTTCAGCAGTGTTGCGGATGATCGACACATAGTGCCATTCGGGGATGCGGTCGGTGGTGGCGTATTTGATGTTGTAGGTGACCGCGTCGTATGCGGACCCATCCCAGTGGGAGACGATGATCCGCCCGTCTGAACTGCCGCCACCGCCAGGTGTCACCTTTACCAGCTTGTTGCCGATTTCCCAGGTGCCCGGCGTGTTCGGAGCATCGAGACCGGAACGGGTATAGCTGTTGACACTGATATAACAGCCGCCGTCGTAGTAGTTGCCAGGGTCTATTGCCCACTTCGGATCGACCGTAGTATCCAGGTCCAGAATCACCGGGATCGCTCCGTCTTCCGTGGTGCGGGTCCACGCAGTTGGAGACCCGGATGACCCACCGTCATAGGCAAGCGCACCGAATGGAGGCGAATGCCAGAATTGGACTTCACCAACGACGAGTCCGTGATTGTTGGCGATGAGAGCGCCAGTTAGCAGCGACTGATGCTCGACTTGTCCGGTTCCGCCGACTCGGCGAGTACCGAGGCTGAATGGAAGGTAACCATCAGCGATAAGCGATCCTCGTGATGCTCTGATCTGCACCATGTTGATTTCATAGAAACCGTCAAGCGACGACTCTCCTGTGTAGGTGATAGGGACGAGAAGTCCAACCTGTTGTTCGAGTTCAGTCCGTATGTACAGGGCGTCGGCCAACGTCGCTTGTCCTATGTGCCCTGTAATGGTATGTCCAAATTCTCCGACCGTCGCCGATGTTTGCCATCTGGTCGGGGCTGCGAGGGTGGCTTCGACACCGACACGGCCCACGGTGAGAGTACCCATCAGCGGACTAGGTCACGGGAACGACGGGTCAACATCCGCTCGATTTCAACGGCCAGTTGCACTGCATCCCCGACGAACCCGTTGACGGTAATGCTGATAGGCGGGTCTGCTGGGGCGTCATCGATGACGGTACTCGCTCCGTTGCCTCCCTGGTCATGAGCCGGGTTGCGGATCTCCTCACCACCGAGAACCCTGGCTAATACCTCTTGGCCTCGGGGAGCGTTGATCCGACCGCCGGTGTGTCGAGTAAGGCGGGGATGTGCAGGGTCAGGAATTGGTCCGGTCAATCCCAGCCACTCCGCACGGACATCAACGGAGAACAATCTATCGCTGAGGTTGGCTTGGATCGTATCGAAGACACCGAAGATCTCATCAATAACATCATCGGGAACTCCCAACCCCCGAAACATGTTTCTCGCTGCTTCTCCGGTCGGGTTGATCCCCTCCGCTACTAGCTCATCGAAGGTGGTCCTCAGATCGAAAAGGACATCAGCCCGTTCCATGACTGCATCTACAAACTCAGGCGAATCCCGGGTGAATTTATCCTCAGCTTCAATGACGGCTTGCTCGGCTTCTTCTAGGTCTCGGGTGAGTCTGGTGATTCTGAACAGCGGGTTATGGACTTCAAGAAGAGCATCACGTTTGCGTTTGACGGCCTCTGCCGCCTCATCCAACGCCTCGGCTTGTTCCTTTTCGGCCTCAGTTAATTCTTCTGCTGCATCGGTAGTTTCTTCGGTAGCCCCAGCAAGACGACCTTGTTGAGCAGCCAGACGTCTGGCTTCCGCTCTGAGTTGAGCTGCTGACTTCTTCTGATCGTTGAGAATGCCCGTCAAGGTTTCGGCTTGAGCCCCGGTTAGCTTACCCTCCTCGCGGAGACGAGCCACGTTGTCGATGAGTTGGTCAAGTTCCTCGTTAGTCAGTTCCGACTCTTCCATGATTGCTCGGATACCTTCAGCGAAGCTGCCACTAGGACCGAATGGGAGAGCCCGGAGGATCGAGCCGAAGAAACGAGTGGATTCGGAAAGGTCGGTGATCGCTTTGTCGGCCAGCTCAACGCTACCAACTTCAAAACCAGTCACCCCCGAGAGTCGTTGCAGTTCGCTGATCTGGCCGAAAAGAACTGGGATGTCACGGGCCAACGATGCCAACACAGGCAGAAGTCCCATGCCGATGCTCTCAGTGATCTCATCGAATGACCGAGCGATCTTGTCCGAATCGTCCGCAGCAGCTTTCGCAGTCCCACCAAGTTGAGACTCCAACTCACCAAGGATGATCGTCTGCGCCTCAAGCAAGTTGCCTGATCGGGCCAGATCCTTAATCATGTCCTGCTGAGATTTGGAGAAGGTCAATCCAGCACGAGACAGCGCACCCATTTGACTGATCGGATCGTTGAGAGCCTTGCCCAATTGGAGAGCACCCGATTTGGCATCGGTACCCATCGTCGCTGAAATGTCCAACACCAGAGCAGCCGTTCGATCGAAAACGTCATTACCCTCACCGAGTTCGTTACGCAGATTCTTGAAGGTGAGCAACACATTTTGCGATTCGGTGACCAGAGCCTTGTCGAACCCGGTGAGGATTGACGATTGACGAGCCATCTCCTTCAATTCCTCGGCGGTGACGTTGGCGGCCCCGCCGGTCTGTTTGATGACTTGTTCGGTGATGGCGTACGCCGAGTTCATCCGCTCGGCTCGGTCAATAGCAACCTTGGCGATAGCTCCCATCGCCACTGCGGCAACCGTCACCCCGATCCTGATCTTGGCGGCGTTGGCTCGTAGGCTCTGAGTCATCCGTGAACCAGAAGTCTTGACCTCCTTCTCGGACGCTCTGAGTTTTTTGTCCAGGTCGGTCTTGTCGCCAACGATATGAACCTTGACCCGGTTGGTACCACCACCACCGAATCCGCCGAAGACCATTACTCCTCCTCCAATGACTCAGAGGCAGCAGCGAGCGAAGTTTCCATTTCAGGATCTAGCTCGACCATGAACTCGGATAGCTCGCCCCAATCGAGATCGACATCATCGAAGGCGAACGGCGGGTTATCCCAATCAGGAGACCCGTCGGCCAAAGCACGAATCAGATTGACGTAGAGGATCGCTTTGGCCGCAGCGATGACCCACTCGCCGTCACCAAGACGGGCGAGGGCATCCGCCCCGCACAGGTTGATAACCCTCGCCACGTCAAGAGGATCAGTAAGGGCAAGCCCTACATCGATCCGACGAGTCTCCCCGTCGGCCTCTATGTCAAGAACCAACTCCATTCGGCATCATGCCCAAGTGGGTACGACACCAGTTGCCAGCACGCCAGGCGCCGAGAACGTAAACGACCCATCACCGGCACGAGTCAAGGCGTAATCGGTGAACAGGTATTCACCGGGCAATGTCTGACTGGACACGGTGAGTGTGACAGTACGGACCACCGAAGTAGAGGGGACTGTCTTAAACACATCGTGAGACTGGTCGGCTGCGGGGTTGAAGACTCCGTTGAGGTCCACCGAGGCATCCGCCAAAAGCAGCAACCTCTCCATTGCCGACTTGTCGATACCGGTCACATCCTGTACCCCACGAGGGGTCGAAATCGAGATGTTGGTGAAGTCGTTTTTGATGGTCTTGGGGGCTCCTGCTGAGTCGTCTACTGTGGCTGCCGTCCAGCCTAAGCCTGTTTCCTTTGCCATTTCTGGCTCCTTTCTATTGTCGTCTTGCTAGTTGATCTTGGTGCTCACCGAAGTCGTTGACCCATGAGTCAGGCGACCCGTGAGTGAACCGTTCCCCGATCCGTTGCCGCCAGTCGCCTCGCTGCACCATGAAGAACGCCTCACGGTCCAACGGGATACGATGGGCTTCATCACCAGACGAGAAACAGGTCTGACCGGCTCCGAAGGTGAACTCGGTGATGCCGTGTTCGTTGAACGTCTCGGTGAATCCTCGGCCTGACTCCCGACGGATGTAGTACGCCTGAGCTTGTCCCTTGTCGTCTGATTCGTCAACGAAGGTCTGCCATCCGCTGATATGAGCCTGGCATTCGACCTCCTCACAGGTCGCTTTGCGCCAGTGGGTCGCCATCGGACGGGCAATCTCGTAGGTCTTGTATGCAGAGATCGGGCCTTGAGGCTGGATGCGGTTGAGAGGTTTCATCTAAAAGACCACGCTCGTCTCGTTCTTCACTACTTGCACAGCGAACACCAGATCAGAGAACCCGCCCGACGTGGTGGTGCTAACCCGGAGGTAACGGTCCACGGTCTCGGTACGAGATGCCGTCTGTATCCGCTCTGCTTTGTTGGCCCCACCAAGAACCGACACTTCGGTGAATGACATCAGGGTCACCGCCGAGAAATCAGAGGTGGAGTCCTCGATGGTGATGGTGGCGTCGGCGCCGGTGAAAGCGAAGACGTGCAGATAAGCCTGCGCGCCGAACAAGGTCTGACCGATGGTCGCCCCGTAATCCAAGGTGGCCCCGGCGGTGGCTCCTGTGTCGGTGCGTTTGCCAACTGTCAGCGACTCGCCCCATTCCAGACCAAAACCGTTGGCGAGAGCCTGAGTGGTGAACGTCAGCGACCCGTCGTTGCCCCGTGTCCCGTCGTAGTCGATCTGTTTGCCGATCAATGATGCCACCTCATCGCCGATCGCCGTCGTCCGGTGGTAGTAGGTGACGATTCGATCGGCGGTAGGCAAGGTGGATAGCGTTGGATGAGCCTGGTCAGTGGCGACATTGAAGAACGCTTGAAACGACATGCCGCCATCTCTTTTGCCACCGAGCCGTTCTACTGCCGACTTGTCGATACCGGTCACAATGAGAGGCGATGGCCCCCCCTTGATGCCGTCCATCTGTCCAATGTCGCCAGAGAGGTCAGTGCCCGAAACGTAGAGAGCGGCACCAAGGCCAGATGACTTAACCATCAGATTCCCTTCTGTCGGTTGACTCGCTCACCGCGAGTGTCGTGGATCTTCTTGATGATCTTGTCTTTGTCGAACCGACCTACAGAGACACGAAGCGACTCAGCGTAGGCCACCCATTTCTTCTTACTGTCTGTTGGTTTGGGTTGCATATCAGTCCTCCTATGGAGCCTGAGTGAACACGTCGTTGACGATTATCGGGATGGTGATATCCATCGAGCGGTACATGGTCTGGTCGATGGTGATGTAACCAGCTCGTGCTGATAGCGCCTCACCGGTCATGCCCAACAGATCGATGTTGCGGACGTTGCCACCGAGCTCGAAGTCGCCGGAGAAGGCTTCCATAAGAGTATCGGTGGCGGCGATGATGGTGGGGTCAATCAATCCCTGTGGTTCCTGAAACCCTGGCAGGTAGATTCTCGCCATGATGGTCAAAACACCGGCAGATGTAGCCAGACCGCTTCCGGTGGGGACGGGTCCGAGCGTGGAAACATAGATCGCACAGTGAAGGTTGCCGCCAGGAGCCGACTTCGGTTCGTGAGTATTGACCGAATCAAATAGCCCCGATGCCTTGGCGTGGGACTCGATGGCATTGAATAGGGTTTGCGCTCCGAAGGCCATCAGTCACCCAACTTATGTATCAGTTGGCGAAAGGTTGAAATCACGGTCTGGTGAGCCAACTTCTCCATGCGTTGGGAGGCTTTGCGCCAGTGTGTGTAGCCCTTGAACCTGGTCACCGGAGCGTTGCGAGAGCCGGTGCCAGCTAACCAGGGACCGTAGATCACACCAGAGTCATGGACTACCACATCAGGAAGGGTTCGACCCACACCAGATCGTACCGTCGATGAAATCTGAGAACGGTAGAACCCGGTCGGGTTTTGGAGTACCACGTCGAGCTCCTGTTGAACAGCATCCTCGGCCAAGTTGGCAATCAATGCCAGGTTGGCCTTCATGTACTCATCGAGGATTATCGGTGCTCGACCTTCCAGTAATGGACCGGAGAATTCGACCAGTTCATGTGTTCCTGCTGCCATGACTACACCGCCACCAGGCGACGCCGCTTGTAGATGCCGGCCATCTTGCGGGCATCCTTGAGGCCTGCGCCACTGGCCTCACGTTGCCCCTCACCAGAGCCTACGGTACGACCGTAGGCCGACTGCTCCTGCTGGAACAGGACCAAGGCTTCAGCGATGCACAGGCTGGTGATCGGTGCCGGTGGGGCGTTCTTGGTGAGGGCAGCAGCATTGGAGTGAGTGGCGGCAGTGGTGCCGACCGATCCACGTTCTACGGTCAACCTGCGTGGGGCCCATACGTTGATCCCGGTGGAATGAGCGGCCAGAGTGGAGCCGTCCCAGGCTCGCTTCACGGTGAGGTCGTTGGACGAGATCGAGATGGTCTTCATCCGTTCCGAATCCAAGGTGAGAACTTCACCAGCTTTGACCTGAGTGGCATCGTCCAGGGTCACCGTCTCGTCAGAGACATCGGCGGTCAGGGTGTCGTTGAGGTCGGCGGTAGTGTCCAGTAGGACTGCCTCGGTTACCACCATTTGCTCAGAGTCGGCAAGGATCATGTCACCGGGTCCGACCAGCGATGAGTCGGTGACATCAACTTCGGTCTCGGATGTGTCGAGGGCTTCGGCTAAGGCACCTGCTGGAGTGGTGTCAGCGGAGTACCCCCATACCCCAGTGAGGACTATGGTCTGACCCGTTAGCGAAACCCATGAGTAGGGAGATCCATATTGTGGGGGCCACAGGTCGATATCACCCACGGTCTGCGATGCGTCGTCCACTGTGGCCGCGGTCAGGGAACGTAGGTCTCGTTCCATGAAGAACCCTGAGCCGTACCCGGAGGCAATGACTGACAACTCAGGTGACTCAAAAGTGACGGCTTCGGTGAGAGGGTAGAAGTGGCGGTGATAGGTCTGGTCAATGCCACGAGAAGCAGATTGCAGGATACGGTCGATGGTCGCCGACAGGTTTGCGGGAGTATGAATATCCGCAGCAGTCATAAACGCCTGACGAGAGACGTAAGTAGGCAGCACCATCATCAATCCTTGCTTTCTCGGATCTGCTTATCGACTTAGACCTTACCAGAATTTGGCAGAGGAAGGAACTATATGATGCCGAGCAGTAGCGGATCTCGCCAAGTTTGGAGTTCCAAACCGGCTTGGGCCACCTCAGCGGGTGTGAGGGCCGGTGGCCGCCAGAGGACCACATCGAAAACATCAACAGCGGAATAGTTGCCGGGGCTGCTCGACGCCCCAATATTCAAGGTGAGGGCGTTAGCGAGGGTGACTGTTGTCGCGTCAGTAGTCGGCGATCCCGAACCTACTCCATCAACGAACACTTCGATGTCGTCGTCGCCCGTGTTCCGCACACCAGCGGCAACAAATATCACGTCATTGATAAGAGATGCGCCTTTGGCGTCATTGGATGACACAGCCCCGTCAGCAATCCGGAAGTTCATGGTACCAGTGGTGGCTAGCATGATGTTATAACCCGCTCCTGCACCGGTTGTCCCTAATTTCTTCGCTAACAGAATGGAGTCGCTAGCCGGAGTCACGTCCGCAGTCCTAGCTCTCACCATCACCGTCAGGTCGTCAGTTTCGGCGAAGTCGAGACCAGCAGCGTCAGCAACAGTGAAATGGTCGGTCCCATTAAGAGTGAAATAGGTATCGTTGAAGGTGGGCGAACTGACCGGGGTGGCATCGTGGCCGTTGCCCGACTCGTCCAGCCAGTTACCCGATCCCGAATAGTTCTTTGCCCGTAGCAGCAGCTCGCCGCGGCCGATGACGCTCACAGATAAATGCCCTCGCTGAAGTGAGTGACCTGACCCCCAAGATCGATGGTGTCAGGACCCGCATCTTTGAACACAGCGTTGCTGAGGTCGAGACCATCTACTGGTCCGACCGCTTTGATGACAACATGAGGATCTGATCCGACCTGCCACGCACCGTAAGTACCAGCGAACCGGAAGCCATATCCTTCGATTTCAAACCCGGTGCCGTGTCCAACATCGCCGTGCCATACTTGGAAAGTGACCGAGCGAAGCGGGTCCGTATGTCCCGGGCTGAGACGCAACACCTGATCCAGTCCGGCGTTGGATTGGGGATCGCCGGTCGACGGCCCGATGTTGCCCTGGACGTACCAGGCGTTGCCGGCGTCCATGATGTGAGTCCGATTCCGCCACCAGAGGCAACGGTGAAAAGAGGCTGTATTGCAGAACGATCCCGGTCGTCGGCCCTGTACTCCGACAAGATTGCGGACTATGTGAACGTCGGTCAAGGCGGGGATTTCCGCGGCGTCCAGGTCAACACCGAGAGCAGTGGCGTTGAATTCAGAGATGCCACCCACATACACGTTATGGATTTGAGGGAACAGCACACCACGAGCGTCGATGAGTGTGCCTGTAAATTGCGGCTCGCCGTCGGCTTTCCAATGCCGCACCTGCACATCCTTCAATTGCGACCGATCAGAGAACGTGATGAATGACCCGTCCAGCGTCGTCGGGAACAGTCGAGTTTGGCCTACTCCCGCGCCCCGGTAGGTACGTTCCGGGTCAAGGGTGAATGGATCAAGATAATGATCCCCAGATCCCCAATCAGTCATGATTCTCCTCACTTTCCAAGCCGTTTCGCGGATGCGCCACCTACTTTCCCCAAGCGACAAAGAGGACGATTTGTCCTACCTTGGCATCTCCCGCATTAGCAATGGTCACCGTACAGGTGCCTTCGTGATAGACGTGTGTGGTGGCTAGACCACCAGCCAATAACACATGCTCGGTGTTGGTGTCATCCCGGTCGGCTCCCTGACCGTTGAGAAGGTCGAGTCCGAATTCGTCTATCACTGTCACGTCGTAGTTGTCGTCGGGAGCGGTGGCACCAGGGTCGGTGATGAGACGAACGATCACTCCATCAATCTCAACTGACTGGGTGGCATCTCCCGAGGACGATGTCCAGTCAACGGTGATCCTGCGTAGTTTGTTGGAACCTCCGTATGTAACAGCCATCAGCTAATCCTTTGGTAGATTGGGTGAACGGTAGTGCTTGGCTCCCCAACGTGGACAATTCCAGACTTTTCCATTGGTCTCCAGCACTTCGCCACAGACCGGACAGTCAACCCGATCCTGCGGCTTGAGTCGTCCATCGATAACGGCCTGCAAAGAATCCCACCCGCCGGTGACCAAGGTGGTACCACCAAATCCTTGGGAGAACCCGGAGGAGAATCCGCCGCTCATGTCGGCATCGTCATCGCTTGGATATTGGCTACTTCAAGGGTCACATTGTTGGAACCAGTGGCGTTCCGCACCCACAAGCTCAGGTAGTCGCCAGTGGAGAGTGTGGTGACCAGATGGAGTGCAGTCGAACCAACGTCGGCGCCAGTTCCGATCTTGCGTTGTACTTCCGACGCCTCATCAGTGGTCCCGGTTTTCCCGATCCGCCAGTGTGTCACCTGATTGTTCGAGCCAGAGGTCATCGAAATGGTGCAGGCGACATGCATCACAAGCGGCACGATGCCGGTATAAGTGAGACGTCCATCCCCGCCGGACTCATCAAAGAAGTGTGCCCCTGATGATAGGGTCCATGTCGGGTTTGTCGCTTCAAAATAGGAGGATGTGTCGGAGATAGTGATGGCGGCAGCATCACCTGCGGCGACATAGATTTGACCATGACCGTTTCGCCATGACACAAAGGCATCCCGAATGTCCTGTTCGCTGATCTGCCCGTTGGAGTTGTCGGTAAGCAGGGCGAGGATCGCCGAAACAGAGCGCTGCGTGTCAGCCATTGGTCACCCTGGCGATGATCTGGCCTTTGGTACCGGTAGCATCCACCCCAAGAGACTTGGCGTAGGCCACCCACACTGATTTGAGCGCCGACCGCGGCGGCGGTACCTCGGGCTCAGGCGCTCGTGGTGGTACCTGAGCCACGATATCGAAGCGGCTGGTAGGTGCTCGGAGGCGGTGAATCTTCGGCATCAGGTTGTGTTATCGGTAGCAGCGGTGAAGTACATCTCGGACCATTGCGACCCATCGTAGACCAGAATGAGTGTCCCTCCCGGGGCCACCGCCCGTTGTGCCGCCGCCAGGTTGATAACGTCATCATCGAAGGTGATGGTGTTCGTCGCCGGGATGTGAATGAACAGAACATCTCCGGCCTGTACTCCGGACATGACAATCGAATCCACCTGATCGGCAGCATCCGTTTCAGGCTGAGGGTCCACGAACGAACCGGTCACAGTGAGCACACCGGTGGCGATGGTCGGAGTAGTCAACGGGCTGAATCCAAAGAACTTATCGATCTGAACTCGGTTATCTGCTGGGTCGAAGGTCAGTAGATCGACGTTGTTGGACTTGGATCGAAAGGCCAATGCACCAACCGAACTGATCTTGGAACCGACCAGGCTGTTGAACCGTCCCATTAGGTGTTATCAGTGGCAGCAGTGAAGAACATTTCCGACCACTGAGTACCGTCGTACACCAGGAGGATTGAACCTCCTGGAGCCACAGCTCGTGTCGCCGCCGCCAGGTTGATAGAAGCGTCATCAAAGGTGATGGTATTGGTGGCCGGGACATGGATAAACAGCAGGTCACCAACCTGGACCCCGGACATAGAAATGGAGTCCACCGTGTCGGTAGTGCTGGTCTGTGGCTGAGGGTCGACAAAAGACCCGGTCACAGTGAGCACACCGGTGGCGATGGTCGGAGTAGTCAGGGTGCCGAATCCGAAGAACTTGTCGATCTGGACCCGATTGTCTGCTGGGTCGAATTGGAGAAGGTCAACGCTATTGGTCTTGGACCGGAATGCTAGGGCCCCAACTGAGCTGATCTTGCTTCCGACTCTGCTTACAAATCTTCCCATGTTTCACTCCTTGTTCCAGGTGAGTGGTAGGCCGGAGCCAGGGGGCAACCCCGACCTATCCGTTGCTGTGGTTTACGCGTTTGGCTGCACCAGGTTCTGTGGACTTCTCTGCACCTTGAGGTTGTGCATGATGGCAAAGACACAGCCGATGTGGGCGGTGCTGAGTGAAGCGACATCAACCGACACCCATTCGTAGCCATCGCTCAACTGCTCGGCGCGAACTTTGAACGCCACGATCACCTGATTGGCGTCGTCCCAAGTGGCGTCGGTGACTTCCGATGCTGCGGTCTGAGTGACCCGTGTCCAGGTCTCGTCACCATCGAGGATGGCTTCCTCTTTCTTCCAGTACTCATCGATGATGTCGAGGTCTTGAGAGGTCCCACCGGTCAGGGCGTTTGCCTCTTTCAGGTCAAAGACCGGATTCTCCGCACTGGTGCCGGTTGTTATGTAGCCGACAAAGGTGACCGCTCCGTAGTTCTTCAGGTGGATTCGGTGGCCGGTGTTGGTCCCGTCTGCAATGTCGACGGGAACGATTACCGATCCGATGTCGAAGTTGGCTCCGAGTCCTAGATTGCTCATGTTCTATTCCTTTCTGAGAGGGTGTTAATGCCCCCAGGGTTTCGAGGGTGGCGGGGTCCCCGTTAACCGGGTCTGCCGCCACCCACTAGGTTGTCAATTGTTAGGCAGCAAGGCTCACAACTGGCGAGATTGTGTCCCCATTCACCGGCGTCAATGCACTCTGAATCCACGGTCTGCCATCGACACGTTCGATGATCCGGAGCTCGAACTCGTCCTGCATGAAGCGGGAGTGCGGGCTGGTGTCCATCGACACTGCCTGGCGATCACCGAGAAGGTAGTAACCGAAGTCAAGGAAGTTGACGTCCTGTGCCGAACCCAATGCAGCCACCTTCTCGGTGATGATGATGGGACGACCCAGCAATGACATGAACGGTGTATCGCCGATCTGTTGGATGAGACCAATGGCGGAACCGCCAGTGCCAACATCGATGGTCAGCGACAGCAGTTGCGGTAGCGTCGTCTGGTTCACCACCCATACCGCCGAGCCGAGCGACTGTGGCAGCATCCGGGCGTACATGTTGAAGATGTCCGCCGAGTTGACCTGCGACCCGGTATCACGGGTCACCGCGATATCCGCAGCAGAACCGACAAACCCGAGGGGTTCGCCTACACCTGATCCAGTGAGGAAAGCCTGATCCTCATAGTGGGCCAGACCCTGCGGGACTGCCATGTTGAGCCACGACCCAAGAGCCGGAGCGTCGCTCAAAAGCTCGTTGGGAATGCGGGCACCACCGGTCAGCTTGTTGGCTTCAAGACGGACCCTGCCGAACTTGGCTTCAGTTGACTGGATCGTTCCCGACTCCTCAGTCCAGTAGAAGATCATCCCACCGAACAGCGACCCGGAATGAGTAGTCACATCGACGTAAGGAATGTCCAGAGTCTTTGATGTCAGGGTGATAACCGAGGCACGGCTCCGGACCACCGACTGCTCCAAAGCAAGCTGGAGAATCTCAGAGCGTAGCGTCTCCGGAATCAGGAACCCGGCCGCTCCGGGATCGTCCGAGGCGTACTGCGCTTGGACCTTGCGAAGCTGGTCGAACATCACAGTCTCGTCGTCATTGAGCGTCTGAGATGTGATGGTGCCTTTCATCACCAACTGAGCGAGCTGGCCGACGCTGTTGACATCGATGTGATCGCCACGAGCACCGGGAGCCAACGGGTTGTACATCGCTGACGCCTTGCCACCGTTGGCAATGGCAGTCGGAACCAGTTTGGCTACATCAGCCTTTGACGGCAGGTCGGTGATACCGTATTCCTTGAGTTCCTTGGTCAACTCGGCGAACAGTTGCTCTGCAACCTGCTTGGCGATGGCGTCACCCTTATTGGTCATCTTCTGATACGCGTTGAGCACTTCCTTGGAAAGCTCACCATCGGCAAACGCCTTGACCCGCCACTCATCGTCGGCGAGCGCCTCGGCGAAAGCCTCCGGCGTGTCGGGAATGGTCAGCGTGTCGCCGTCGCCATCACCGTCTCCATCGTTGAAGGTCATCCCGTGATAGCGGTCACGCAGCGTTGCCACAGCGTTGCTGTACGGCGAGGTGTGAGGCTTGGCCGGATCGCCAAGGTAGGGGTACGAGAGGGTTCGTTTCGGTGTCATACAGACTCCTTGATAGGGGACGACCACTCGAAATCATCGGGGTCGGTGTTGAACAGGTCAGCGAAATCAGTAGGTGCGGCGGTGACAGGCTCGGGTGCCTTGGCATCAGTCTTGGTCTTAGGTGTGACCACCTCGTCGGCGAGACCCTCCGAAACCGTCTCCTTAGCGGAAAACCAGGTGCCCATATTGGAGGCACCGGCACGCATCAGGGTGAGGAAGTGAGCCTTGGATCGTCCGTCGCCTTTGCGCTTGGCGTAGATCTCGGCGATCTTGGTGGTCTGGTTATCGAGGATCTCAGCGAGTTCCCGCATATCAGCAGCAGTGGCACCAACAGCAATACCGGTAGCATCGTGGATCATCATCTCCGTAGAGTCCAACATGATTCGATGGTCGCCGGCCTGAACGATCACCGACGCAATCGAGGCAGCAATGGAATCCACTTGAGTAATGATCTCAGCGGGGTGGGCTCGAAGGGCGTTGAATATGGCGATACCCTCGAACACCGAACCGCCTAGTGAATTGATCCGAACATTGATCTTTTCGGCGGTGATGTCTTTCAGTTCGTTTACCAGCTCGTCGGCGCTGGCTCCATACCAGGCGATGTCATCGTAGATGTAGACAGTCGCCTCATCATCGGCTTTGTCTTTGATCTCATACCAGTTGTCACGGGTGACGATGCCCGCCTTGTTAACAAGCTGAGAGAAGGCTTCCCTATCCCGCAGGAATTCCATAGAAAGTACCTTACAGGATTTGGCAGGTACCTTCAACCTCTTGTAGAGGGTTAGGCTTGGCCTCCGTCGGAATCCCCGTCGTCCCCTTCTGGTTCTCTTTCGGGAGCGTCGGGCCGACCGACCCAAGGAATAGGCGGGAATCCGAATGATTCCAACACGCCGGCAGGGTCAAATCCTTCCCTCACGAATGAAGCGGCAGACAATGACCTAGCTCTCAAGGATTGACGTTCCTCTTCGGCATCGCCAGGAACGGGCGAATCATAATCGAACTCGTAGCCTTCACCCAAGCCCCCGAATTTAGGCAGCAGCTTGGTGTTGAGTAGCTTCTTCCACCGTTCCAGACGGGGTACCATGATCCGTTCGGCAAATACCGCCCGCTGGGCAAAGGCATTGGCTCGGTTGACATCTTCGACGTGGCCGAGCATTGCTTTGGAGATCCGCCATGCCTCCATCATCGCCTCACGGCTGAAGTTGCGCAGGTCAACGAACTCCATGTCACGCTGTGACATCTTGCGCTCACTGAACTTGCCCATCTCCATGACCGCGATCCGGTGAGCGTTAGACACTCCCTGATGCTGCGACCGCCATCGAGCCGTCCATGCTTCCCACTCCTGATCTGAGAGCAAGGTCTCCCGATCCAGTTCGAGAACACCACCAGGAACCGCTCCGTTGATGAAGAAGTTGAAGTTGTAGGCAGCGGCGGCTCGCTCGCCTTCGATGTCCATCATCAGCGACGCAATCGGGGAGAGTCCACGCCACGGATCGAGCGGGTTCTGTCGCTTCTCGAAAATCACCTGATTGAGTTCAAGGGGGATCTTCTCACCGCCGATGGAGTAGACATAACCGGAAAGGAATGACTCACGAGACTTCACCGGAGCCATCCGGTCGGGTCGCACCGGCCACATATCGGTAACACCAGACAGTCGGCCCATCGTCTTGGTTTCGAGGACGGTCCACATCTCGCCGGTCAGCTCGTAATGCTGTTGCTCGGCCTCGATGAACTCATCTTGTGAGTAGATGGTTTGACCATCCACGGTGGCCGGGTTCTCCCACACCACTAGGGCAGGATGATCGAAGACTTCGACACGTTCCGCCTCGGGTCTGCCCGGTTGGCGGTAAAGATGCCAGTCAACCCCAGCGACGGAGGTGGCGATCAGATCAGAAATGGAGAACAGAGTCGCTACCCGCTCCATCTGTGAAAGCTGGTCTGTTTTACTGGCGGTGACACCACCTGATGCCAGATCAAAGGAGCGACCGCGGGCGGTGTGAGGAACAGGGGAACGGTTGGCGAGGGTCTGCAATGGGCCGGCCATGCCCTCTACCTTACAAGATTTACCAGTCTCATGTACGTCTACCCAACGCTACCAGCCAAGCAGCACCCAACCCGGCGCCACCAGCAACATAAGCCCCGGCTATCGGATGGATGATCCAAGTGGCCGTAATCACCACCACCACGCCGACCGTGGCCAACACTTCCGGCAGGTTTGCGAAAAGAAACCGACCTAATGGACGGCGCCATGCGGTGACACGACGGACACCACGACGAGTGACGACCAGGATCTCGGGTGTGGCCTGGCGGATCTGAGACCAGGGGGATTTAGACATGGACTTCGAGGAACAGTGGACCGACACGGTCTCGGGCTAGTTCGGCGGATCGTTCGTCGATGTCGATGCCGATGGCATCTCTGCCGTGGCCGTGGGCTACTGCGAGAGTCGTCCCGGTCCCCGCAAATGGATCAAGCACGAGGCCGGGGCGGTAGTTGTCGTGACCACAGTCCGACCAGACGTCAGGCGCGTGGCGGTCTTTGCGTGCTGGTAGTCGGTTGTAGATCCGTCCGGTGGCGTCTTGGGTGGTGCCGCTTGGGTGGTCGTTGATGTGTTCGTATTCGATCAGTGACCGGTTTTCATATATGAGAGGGTCGAAAGTCTCAGATACTCCGATGGCGTCCTTCAGTATTTCCCAGTCTTGGGGGGTTGGGATGTTCTTCCCTCGTTCCCAATTGCTGAGCTGGGCTGTGATGCTGTCGCCGTTCTTGTAATGAGGTAATAGGGGGATGAAGTCGGCGCGTGTCATGCCAGCCTTCTCCCGTTGCGCTTCGATGTGTTCCGCTAACCCGTCGAAGTTTTGAGCGTTGGATACGATGCGTCGTCGTGGTTCCCCACACTCCCGGCACACCTCTTTGGGGCACATCGCTTTTATCGGTTTGACACACAGTTCGGACGGCCAGACCGCGTAGTGGGCGCCTGCGTATCCTTTGGGGCTGATTTTCCACCAGTCGAGCGGCGGCGCACCGGCAGGATTCATCAGGCCGTTACTTGGTAGTTCATCCCATCCGTGACTTGGGTTATGGCTCACACGAGGGGCTTGGAGGTGTGCCTCTTTCTTGGGTGGTTCTCTAACTGCGTCCAGATCGAACCACCGGTCCTTCGACGTGGCAGCCACCACCAGTTCGGAGGTAGCAGGACGGAACTTGTCGCCGAGAGCTCCGACCGGCGGGTTGGGTCGCACCCACCGGATGACGTTGCGTATCCGCCATTGCCCCGCGGGGGAGGGTTGGCCGGTGTGGGGGTTGATGCCGTAGGCGAGAGCGAAACGATAGGCTTCGGGGATGAGGGTGAGGGATTTAGCCAGAGGCCAACCAGGACCGCCGCCTTGAACCTTGTTGTTCCGATTCTGTATTGGTGGGCCAATGGCAGAGTCGTGCACGCGTTGGTGTTTCATAGAGCCATCAAAAGGTTCTTGACTCTCACGCCAACCGCCAGCCGTGTAGTCGCTTCCCGCCCCTCCACTACCAGCAAACGTGTCACCTAACTCGACAACTAGCGACCCATGCGGTGCCAAAAGTCGTCGCCATTCGGCGGTCAACCTCAACATCACGTCGATGTATTCGGCGGGGGTGGCTTCCGACCCGATCTCCTTGTCCTTGTCGGGGTGGTCGCTGGGCAGATAAGAACGGAGGGCGAGGAAGGGGGGACTGGTCAAGACGAGATCAACCGATTCATCATCGAGTTCGGCCATACGGGTGAACACGTCGCCGATGAGGTATTGGACGGTCATCGGTTCAACCATCGGCGCAGCCACCGAGGCCACTTGTATTTAGCCAGGAGGGCGGGATGAGGTACGCCCCCCGCTTCCTCAATGCAGTCACCGTCACAATAGAATCTGAGACTGGTGGAAGAGATTTTCAAACTCACATGTACCTCACTGACGGCAACTTCTGGCCCAACGGGTCCAAATGCGCCACAATATAACGGGCACAATCCAAGCCGTGGTCATCCTTCTTGATCGGCTCCTCCTTGGGTGGTTTGCCTGGCCGCTGATCCCAAACGTAGGCCCCGATCTCCTCGACAAAGCTTGTCGGCTTGGTGGCTTCGACCAATAGCGGGTCACGTTCGATCAGAGCATCACGCATCACAAATAGCCGTGGTTTGCCGTCACCGGCTACCTTGAGACGGGCCTTGACCGCCTGAATGCCGTCAGCGACCGCCTTCTTGGCCGTCACGGTGCCGATACCAAGCGCGTGAACCAGTTGCGCCCTACCTTCGGCGTCGTGGTCACAGATGATGGCTCGTGGCTTAGGTTCGATCCATTCTGTGTTGTCGTAGGTTGCGGTGACGGCCGCCGAAATAGCGGTGACGTGTTCGGAGACCAGCCATTGCGTCCGATACCACTCCCGATAGAGGTACAAACGTCCGTCGGGGTCTTCGGCCCACCATTGACAGACAAAAGGGTTGGTGAATCCGAAGTCGATTGACCAGTACCTTGGCCAGTCGTCGGGAACCTCGAATGGGTCGATCAGATGGACCGCCGAATCCCACTCCTCGTAGACCACACCTTCCGCTGATGACCACTCGCCAAGTCTCAGACGCCGATAACGGACTCCGGTAAGGGCATCCAATTTGGCGATGTAGGCCGCTCCTTTCTCAGTCAGTTCACCGTCATCGTCGTAGAGGAGAGGATTGTCTTCATGACGTGAATGGAGGATGGCGGTATTGTCGGCGTCACATCGTTTCTTCAGCCAATGGGTATCTTCTGCGGGGTTGGTGTCACCGATGATCTGCTGGAAGGAGACCACATCATTACGCAACCGGGTGGTGAGTGATTCCCAATCGTCCAGGGTGAGTTCGATGGCCTCTTGGACGAATATCACATCGTAATCGGTACTCATGATCTTCGAGGCTTTATCCATGCCACCGAGGACGATGGCTGAGCCGTTGGCGTAGCGGTACTGTGCCGGTTCCTCCCGGCTGCCGCCGTAGTATTCGACCGCTCCGACCTCGATCAGTTCGGGGATGACATAACGTTTCCAAGTGACCAGACCCGACGAGGTGAACGAAACCCCCGTTTTGCGGAGCATCAACCCTCGCATACCGGGGTTCTCCAAGGCCATTACGTTGATCTTCTCAAGGACCGCCCTACTTTTGCCGGTGCCGGCGGGGCCACTGACCAGTATCTCGGGATCGTGGCGGGCGAATAGCTCTAGGGCCGCTCCGCGGGGCTTGTAGAAGTGTTGCGGCGGTGCCTCGACAGTCATGCCAGCACATCCTCGATCTCGGCTATATCCGAAGGACGCCACACGTACACCTGGTGACTGTCGTATTCTGACTGCAACGCTGGATTGCCGATCCACGGTTCATCGTACAATACACTTAGCCACTCCTTCTGTGCCTTGGTCAATCTCCCCTTCTCGGATTTGACCTCAACGAACAGCACTCGGCCATCCCGAGCGAGTACCAAATCTGGAAAACCGGCAGCAGAATGGCGAGAGTTATAGGTGTGGTACACCAGCCATCCGAGAGCCCTGGCCCGGTCGATAATCCGCTGCTGCAATTCCTTCTCGCTGAGTTGGAGTATCAGATCTGCCGCCTTCATGCTCATTGGTGTAGGTATAACCGGATGCGATTGCCATAGGTTCTATTAGACATCAACTGCAATAAGGGTGCTGAATCACCCCGTACCGCTTGCAGTAAAACATGGTGAATGTGCTGTGGCTGATGACGGTGTTTCCATCGCCAGTAACGGACTAGCCGCCATTGCGACGGCATCATCATCCAGGAAATAGTTTTAGCCTTGACCAGCCACCATTCCTCGACGTCGTTCATAGTCATATATAAGCTCATCGCAAATCCTCCACAGTCTTAGGCCAAATCACGAACCCAAGCGGATTGACTTCACAAGTGACCTTATCAAACACCGGTTGTCCCGGTGCTCCGTCGATGATCTGAGTCAGATCCGTGACAATAGGGAAGTCCAAGGTCCGAGTCTCATCGGGTATCTCAATGATTTTGCCGTCCATAGGACCTCCAAGGATCTCGACCTTCATCGCAAGTCCTCCACGTCTACTCGATCATAAAGCCTCTTGTACCGCCAGACCGTAAAAGCCAGAGCGAGCACCGCCGAAACCCAGAGTAGGTTCATGAGGCTTGTGACGAACCACCCGACTCCGTAGCCGACGAGCACCATCTCTACGCCCCAGCGTGTGCCCATCAATGAGAAGAGGGCCTGATGCTTCATTTCAAGTCCTCCACGTCAACCCCTACGATTTTGACCTCGATCGACCCTGACACGTCCATGTGGTCGTCAAGCATCCCCGAATCCTTCGCCAGCATCTCAAGCGCCTTGTTCGCCGCTGAGGGTGAACCGAAACGGAGCACCACAGGCTCACCGTCTAGGGAGTGCAGGGTCTCGTAACGGGGCCAATTGACCACGACGGACTGCATCAGCATGGAACGGATGAGCTGAGGGGGCACCTTGACGTCAGCGGATTCGACCTCACGGGCGGTATCAAGCCAGGTGGCTAGTTCTGTGGATGTGCTCATTCCGTGCCAAATGTCAAAGTCATAGCGGCCTTATGACCTACGAGAGCTTCGGCCTCTGTGGAATAGCGCCACTGCCCCTCGTCGTGTTCCCCGCCAAAGATCATGGTTTCGAAGATGAGCGGTGGACCATCACCATACTGGTGGTTTAGTCCGAGAAACACGGTTGACACTCGGATGTCATCTCGTTCTTCAAGGGCTACTCGGTATTCCTTATCCCAGTCATAGCCAGAGTCCTTCCATCTTTCGAGCCTTTGCTCAAAGGTGATCGGATTACCTTGTCGGTCGTAATAGAAGTCGTCCATCACCCCACTAACTCCCTTCGCCAGCGGTACAACGTGGACACCGTGACCTCTACCTCGGTCTGAGCGTCCAACGCTGCCGCCAACTGCTCAGGCGAGAAGTCACCACCCATCGCCATCAGCGCTTCATCGATGTTGGTGAGGCGGTGATCCTTGTGTGAACCGACCGTCAGGGGCTCCAATGCGAGGAGTCTGTTTACTAGGGGTCTTTGACTTCGTGTAGGCATGATGTATGATACTATACACATCATGGCCGATAATCCAAGTACCGACCTCCAAGACGCACTCGACCGATGGGATTCGGAACGAAGTGAACACGTCATACGTCGGCAACGAGGCAGCGACGACGTTGACCTCTTTGTGGAGGCGGCGAGGCTGGTAGCCGATGGGATACCGACATATCTGGTGTTCACCCGAAACGATGACGTTGAATATTTGGGCCACATTTATCAGGGCAAAGAAGCACAGCGAATGGCAGACAACCCGAATCTGCCTGGCGAGTGGCTAGTTGTCATCGAACCTCTAGGAGACACCGATGAGCGACCGAACGAGGTATCGCTTGGGAGACCAACATGAAGTTCTATCCGAAAAGCCTTGTTACCCAACTAGAAGACGCAAAGGCCGACCCGCCAGAATTACAAGAACACATCGACCACTGGGAAACGTGGCTGGCATCAGCACACGGATGCGACTTCGACCATGACACCATGCAAGCAATCCTGCATGTGAATGAGGCGGCGAGGCTGGTAGCCAACCTGCTCACTCCCGAAGAAATCAGCGAAATCATCAATTCTCAAACAGTCGAAGATGGTTGGTTCAACCCATTCCACGCCCAAGCTGTTCTTCTGACTATCGGCATGGGCGACAAACGATGGTCTCGGAGTATTGACACCGAGAGAGAGCACCGATGAGTCTGGTAGAGATTCTTATAGGAGTGAGTGTTACCACTGGCACATCAGGGGTCCTCTCTACGAATTACGATAACTGGACCCCAGACCAGCCGCCATACCTAACAACAGGCTGGTGGATACCTGGCTGGTGCTATCAGATCGGATGCGTCTATCGCCGCTGGCGAATAAGGCAGCTCGTCCGTAAGATTCTCTCAAACACCCAATGACTCGACGTGAGGACCCCTGATGAGGAGAGCGAAGGATAGAACCAAGGTCGCCATGATCCGTCTAAGGGATGAATTGTCAGATGTCGCCGTTGTCGGGATGTTCGTTGAGGTCCGCGAGGGCGAATACGACGGTGCTACCTACGAGCTAATCGAGCAAGTAGATGATGGGACATGGAAGGTGCGCAAGGTTGTCACATGAGAACAGAGGCCCAGGTCCCCAAATCATCACATGGACCACCGGGGATACCTGGGTCTCGCGCTATCACCAATGATAGCACCCAAATGACCTGGCGTTCTAACGCCGCCTGTCTCGGCTCTGACCCCGATCTGTTCTTCATCACCCATCCCGGCCGGCGGGGAGGTGTCGCATTGGGAATCACCAAGCCGGCAATGAGACTGTGTTCCCGTTGTCCGGTGACCGGTGAATGTCTCTCCTACGCCATGGCGACACCGGAGGGCAAAGACTTTGGGATCTGGGGTGGGATGACGGAGCGGCTCAGGCTGAGACGAACTAGGATTTCATACTCGTGACCACCAAATGGGGCACCACCGATCGTGTCTACTACTGCGAAGTCCATGACTCCATGATCCGCAAACTGACTGTGGAGTTATCCGACGAGCCTCAGTGTGATTGGGCGTTGGCATCTCACATCCCGTCATTTGTGGAGCCGTGTGTGATAGCAATTATGAAGCTGGTAGCCGATGGATCAGGCTGAGACGGGCTATGACTCTGGTCTGGTGAATCCAACAAGAATCCCCTGGTGGATCTGGCGGCCGATCTGCCGTCTCCTTGGCCATCGCTGGTATCCGTTCAACCCGGCCGGATGGTCATACTGCCGCTGTAGTCGTCCACTAAGGTAAGGATGAGTTCCCTTGGTCGGGTGCTCAAAAC